TTATCTGATCCAGAAAAGTATTTCACTGAAGAAGTGATGCAAAAATTAGATGCTCATGCAAAGGAGAAGTTCACATATGGTGGTGAAGTATAGTCACGTTGATAAGAATGACTTCATCGCTACTCGCATTGATGAAGGCAAATACGAAGGACTAGTATATCAAGTAGGTCGTATTCAGTTCAGTAAACCTGATGAAACAGGTCACAGAGCAATGCGATTTAAGTATGAGATATTAGACAATAAAGACAAAATAGAAATAGAAGATGATATCACTAGCATTATAGGTGATATCATTGTTGACCAGATGGAAAAGCAATTAGAGAAAGGTGAATTAGTATATGCAAACGGCAAGGATTGAAACTACAATACTATCTAACTTACTACTGAACGAAGAGTTTGTAAGAAAGGTACTGCCGTTTTTGCGTCCTGACTATTTTCACAATGGTTCAGAGAAGTTAGTATTTTCTACTATTGCAGAAAGCATTACAAAGTATAATAAACTACCTACTTCAGAACAAGTCATCATTACACTTAATGAAGCACACAATGTTCCTGAACCTGAATTCAAAGATGCTGTTGAGATTATTAATAGTCTAAATGAACAATCTGCAGACAATGCTTGGTTAACTGATGTTACTGAGAAATTCTGTAAAGATAAAGCAATCTACAATGCCATCGTAGACGGCATTCAGATAGTAGAAGGAAAAGACAAAAACAGGTCACCTGATGCTCTTCCTGCTCTACTATCTGATGCTCTGTCTGTATCATTCGACCCTAATGTTGGTCACGACTATTTCGAACAATCAGATGATAGATTTGATTTCTATCATACAAAAGAAGATAAGATACCTTTCAATCTCAAGTATATGGACTTGATTACAAAAGGTGGTCTACCAAGCAAGACATTGAACGTAGCACTAGCAGGCACTGGCGTAGGTAAATCACTATTCATGTGTCACCTTGCCGCTAATTATATGATGCACGGAAAGAATGTTTTATACATTACATTAGAGATGGCAGAAGAACGTATTGCAGAACGTATCGATGCTAATCTGATGAACATGGACATTCAAACTTTGAGTGAACTACCAAAGTCTATGTTCGATAAGAGAATTCAGTCTCTACAAAAAGAGACCCACGGCAAGTTAATTGTCAAAGAATACCCAACAGCGACCGCACACAAAGGTCACTTTGATGCACTAATAAATGAGTTAGCATTGAAGAAGAGTTTCAAACCTGATGCTATCTTCATTGACTATCTAAACATTTGTGCTTCACAGCGTTTCAAAGCAGGAGCATCACAGAACTCCTACACGATTATCAAATCAATCGCAGAAGAATTGAGAGGACTTGCAGTTGAGCATAATGTTCCTATCATATCTGCTACACAAACAACAAGACAAGGATTTTCAAGTACCGACATTGGTCTTGAAGATACTTCAGAAAGTTTCGGACTACCAGCGACATGTGATTTCATGTTTGCGCTGATTTCAAATGAAGAACTAGAACAGCATAATCAAGTACTAGTAAAGCAGTTGAAAAATCGATACAACGACCCCACAAAATACAAGCGTTTTGTGTTAGGTATCGACAGAGCAAAAATGCAGTTGTATGACGTAGAGGACTCTGCACAAGAAGATTTAGTAGAGAATATAGTACCGAAAAGCGCACCACCCCAATCGGTGCAAGTTGTAGAAACAAGCGGATTTGATAAACTAAAGGAGCAACGCAATGAAAAGCAATCAAAGTACAAGGACTTCTCAACCTTCAAGATTTAAGATTAAGTTTGACGGTGAGAGAAATATTTGGTGTATCCATGACACTAAATTTGATGATTTAATTGATGCATCAACTAAAAAAATTGAAGCAAAGTTGAAGTGCGATATACTAAATTCTGGCACAGGATTTGGCGATTGGCAGATTCCTACATTTATGCGGAAAACATTCGTATAAAAAGCATAAATACTACTTGACAGAGGTAATTATATGTAGTATAATATACATATAATGAAGAGAAAGGTATTTATGTTAATAGTTGATGTAACTGGTAGCAACAAAACTAAACGCGATATAGCGTATAATGTCGTTCATTATATGATAAAGCAGTTGATGCCTCGTTTGCGTAACATCGAAATCGAAGTCAAATTGATTACTATGACAGGTGATGCCGTAGGGTATTGTTTGATGGCAGATAGCAATCGTGACTTTGAATTAGAGATAGATAAAAATCTTAACATTAAAGACCTTGTGATGACACTGTGCCATGAGATGGTACATGTGAAGCAGTATGTCCGTAGAGAAATGGATGACTGGAATGGTCTTGCAGTTGCACGTTGGAAAAACAAAACTGTACTACCTAACACTAATTATTATGACCTTCCTTGGGAAAAAGAAGCATACTCTTTGCAAGCAAAACTCGCAAAGATGTGTTGGAAAGAAGGGATATTCTAAATGTCAAATCTACCACTCGGTGAATTTACAAAGTATGGTCGTGAAAGACCTTTAATTCTCATAGAAAAAATTATGCAGATGAATGGTCGGTCGAGTACAATTCATACTGATGATGGTACTTTAGAATGTGATGGTATCGTTATCAATGGTGAGAAGACACTGAGAAGTCCTGGAATGATGCCAAGTAAAGCAGATGAACTTATCAATACACTTGCAAGTTTTCAAAATAATACTGCAGGACAAAAAGTAGAACTCACAGGAAAATACACAGGTCAAGATAGAACTGTATTCATCTCTATAGGTAAGATGACAAAGACAGAAGAGTTTGGCGGACAACCAGCAGGCGGTAAGAAAGAAAACAAAGGTCTTGTGTTTGAACGCGACCTTTCGAAGTCTTTAGTCAATCATGCAAATGGTATTACAGAAGCAGGAGATTTGAATGCTAAACTTGCATCTGATTTGATGCATGCAGTATGTAAGCAGAACCGCTCTCCAGTCAAAAAAGTCATGCAAGTCGGTGGTGCTAATGAAAGTCGACCATTCATTATGATGGGTGGTGCGCCTGCGATTGGTCCAGGTAACCCATTAGAAGTTGGAAAAAAGTTGACTGACATCACAGTCTTTCATGCTGATAGAAGTGAAACTTATCTATCTGCGAAGTTTTCAAGCACACTAACATTCGTTAATACTGGTGTAAAAGGACAAGGTAAACCATTCACAGAAGCAGAAGTAAAAGCAGGTCAGATTACAAATGTGATGGGTGTAAAACTACTCAAAGCACTTGGTATTGACAACTCAACATTCTGTCAAGTATTCAATCTGTATGGCACTGGCGAGAAAGCGGCAACACCTCATGTTCAAGATGTGACCGCAAATGTTGATAAAGTATTACTTACTAGTCTACTGAAATCTGCAATAGGTGCAAACTATTGGATGGTACATGGACAAGGTGGGGGTAAAGCATATTGTTGGTGGGTTGGTGCAAACGAAAATAAGAAGTATGCTAATATTGCAGGTTCTAAATTTATGCTATACTATGGTGGTATTGTCAATGGTACTGCAAAGCGTATTGATATGAAGTTCTCAAATCCGTACTTTGATTTCAAACTAAATATAAGAAACAAACAAGGTGGTATCTGCCCTACTCACTTCTTGCTGGACTATACGTCCAAAGAAGCGACCGGAAAGAAACTATTAGGATGATGTGTGACAAAAATATCACACAACAAAAAAAAATTAAAAAAAGCGGTAAAAACGCTTGACAAATATAAAAGATATGGTATAATAGTAACATGATTAGTTTTAAGAAACATGTAGAAGAATTGTCAGAAAACCGTAATACGCATCTGACACACATCGAAGAAACCATTATCACTGACGGTGCTAGTGGTGCAGAGAATGCTATCAACTTTTTGAAGAGTGTACGAGATATGCTTTCATCTAGTGTTCGAAGCGGAGTAAACGTCACTACTAAATGGGATGGCGCACCTGCTATTTTCTGCGGTATTAATCCTGAGAATAATAAGTTCTTTGTTGCTACCAAATCAGTCTTCAATAAAGACCCTAAACTAAACTACACATCTGCAGACATTAAGAAAAATCACACAGGTGGTCTTGTAGAGAAATTAGAAGTTGCACTGAAAGAACTATCAAAGTTAGGCATCAAAGGTGTCATTCAAGGCGACATGATGTATACGAATAGTGATTTGTCGAAGAAGACAATCGAAGGTGAAGAGTTTATTACATTTCAACCTAACACTATTGTATATGCTATTCCTGCAAAAGGACCTCTAGGTAAGTTCGTATCTAAGACGAAAATGGGCATTATCTTTCATACAGAGTATAAAGGTAAAACTTTAGAGACTATGAAAGCATCATTTAATATAAATATTAGTAAGTTGAGAAAGCAAAAGACGGTTTGGTTCGATGATGCCTCATATAAAGATGTTTCAGGCACAGTTACACTAACTAAAGATGAAACCGAAAATCTCAATGGTTACATTGAACGCATCGAAGGCGTACTACCTAAAGTGTCTAATTACTTAGACAAGATAGCAGGAAACTTTGATGAGAAGAACCAGTTTGCTATCGAAACTAATTTTAAGGTTCATCTGAACTCTTACTTTAGAGGTACTGATGACTTACCAGATAGTAATCAAATGGTTGCTGATTTTCAGAACTATTGGACTACTAAACTAGATAAGAAGATTGAAAGTGTAAAATCTGACGCTGGTAAGCAAAAGTACACAGAGATTAAGAAAGATGGACTAAATAAGATTGTAGCACAAACAACAGACTTGCAGAATGCTACATTATTATATAACTATATTATGGAAGCAAAAAACATTTTAGTGAAGAAATTATCGAAAGTGAAATCAATCGGTACATTTCTACGAACAGATGATGGACTAAAGACTACAGAACCAGAAGGTTTCGTAGCAGTTGACAGATTAAAAGGCAATGCCGTGAAACTCGTAAACCGACTAGAATTCAGTCGTGCGAACTTCACTGCCGCTAAAAATTGGGTGAAGAAATGACATTAAAGTTTACAGACCTCCAGAATAGGTTACAGGAAGCGAAGGATGATACAGTAGTATTTGCTTTTGGTCGCTTTAATCCTATGACTGTAGGTCACGCAAAACTGATGAAAGCAGTAGAAACACAAGGTAAGAGTGCATCAGCGCATTTCGTGTATGCTTCACATTCAGTAGATAACAAAAAGAATCCACTAGAACCTAAGTTCAAAAAGAAGATACTTGCAAGAGCATTTCCTAGAAACAAGATTGAAGTGTCAAGCAAGTCGATGCCTACAGCAATGCATATTGCTTCACATCTATTCTCAAAAGGTTACAAAAATCTAGTGATGGTCGCTGGTGACGACCGAGTACAAGAATTTCAAACTCTACTAGACAAGTACAATGGCACAAAAGGTAGACATGGTGAGTATAAGTTCGATACTATCAAAGTCGTATCTGCTGGCGCAAGAGATGCCGATGCCGATGATGCATCAGGTGCATCTGGTACTAAGATGCGCGAATACGCCGCACGAAATGACTATGAGAGTTTTGCAAAATATTCACCACAGACTTTATCAGATAGAGAAGTTAAGTCTGTATTTGATGCAGTACGCAAGAAGATGCCTAAACTAGATAATGAACAGTTTGAACCTATTGCAGTTCGCGAAGAATATCTACTAGGAAAACTATTCGAAGTTGGCGATACTGTATATGATTTGAACGAAGGCGCAGAGTACGAGATTATTGAATGTGGTCCTAACTTTGTATACTGTAGAGGAGAAGGTGGTAATGTATATACCAAGTGGTTATCCGACGTTGGCGAACTCAATGAAGTCAGACAAGACACAGACGTTAAAGATAAAGAAGGTACCCAACCTGCAAAATACTATGCCGGACTCAAGACAAAATCAACAAAATCTGCAAGAGATGCACACTTTAAGAAAGGTGCAAAGAAATCCGACAATGATCCCTCCGCTTACAAACCAGCACCTGGTGATGCAGATGCAAAGACAAAACCTTCAACCCACACAAAGAAATTTAAGCAAATGTTCGGAGAAGTACAAGAGACCGAAGATGAACAAAATAGGGATGTGGATAGACTTTCTGGCGTAGACGAAGGATTGTGGGATAATATCAGAAAGAAAAAAGAAAGAATTAAACAAGGTTCTGGTGAGAAGATGAGAAGTAAAGGTGACAAAGGCGCACCAACACCTGACCAGATATCAAGAGCAAGTGAAGAGATTGACGAAAGAGACTTCAAGACAGATAGAAAATTAAAGAACTTAAAGACGTTCATTGGTAAGTCTTCAGCAGGAGATAGTGCATCTAGAGCAAAGAAAAGAAAAGCACAAAGAAGAGGCACAAACCTCGCCGCAGATTTATGTAATGAGCAAGCAGAGGTTGCATTTGAAGTAGAAGTTGAAGGTATTGGCACTATGTTAGTTGCTGGTGCAAACAAGCAAGAAGTGAAACAACGTCTACAGAAGATGTTCAGAGATGCGAGAAAGTTCTCTATTGGCAAACGTCTGATGGACCCACAGATTAAGATGTGGTATCGCGCTAAAGCAAAAGATGTCTCAGAAGAAATAGAATATGATATTGACGAATTTTTAGAAGAAGATGTGAATATCACAGAAGATGAAGAACTAGCAAAAGAGTTAGAAGATACCATCGATGGTTACGATGAAATTGAAGACGTAGAAGATATCTATCCTGACCTCGATGATGACGGCGACCATGACGATGAAGATTGGGACAAACTAATCAGTTCTGATGGTATGGAGAGGTCAGTTATTGACGATAACTACAAGTGGGTAGATGAAGTATTGACACCAGCGCAGAGATTTAAGCGTAGTCAACAGATGCGTAGACTAAAAGGTAAGATTGCTAGAGCAAGAGCAATATCTCTCAAGCGACCGTCTTCACCTGAGAAGTTGCAGACTAGGGCGCAACGTCACGCAAGAAATCTTATTCGTAAGAAGTTTATCAAAGGAAAGAATTATAACGACTTGAGTTTTGCAGAAAAGCAAGCAGTTGAAAAGAAGATGCAAGGTAAGCAAGGTCTTATTGCTCGTATTGCAATGAGAGTGAAACCTAAACTCAAGAAGATGGAACAAGAGCGTTTAAGAAACATGAACAAGCAAGAGTCCAGACTGATAGAAAGTAACATCTATCGTGTAGGTTCTGAATTGTATTATGAAACTTTTAATGATTGGAAGAAATCTATTGATAGAGATGATTTAGATAGTTTCGACAAAGAGTTGCTTGAAAGCGACATCGGTTCACATGCGATGTATGAGGGTAATCATGTTCCTCTTGACTGTCCTATGATGGAAGAAGAACAACCAGAACTAAACAAACCTAAAGCAGGCGGAACTAAGAAGTATTATGTGTATGTAAAAGACCCATCATCTGGCAATGTAAAGAAAGTTAGTTGGGGAGACACCTCTGGTTTGAAAATCAAACTCAATGATCCAGAAGCAAGAAAGTCATTCGCCGCACGACATCAGTGTAGCACTAAGAAAGACAAAACAAAACCTGGTTATTGGGCGTGTAGAATGCCTTATTATGCAAAACAGTTAGGACTATCTGGTGGCGGAAACTATTTCTGGTAATCCATATACTGATAGAGGTGATGAACGCACTTTCAGCGAAAGCGTTGAGAGTGAAGAGTTAATTTGGCATAGGGATAAATACAATAGAGAGATAACTATTTTAGAAGGTGAAGGTTGGCAGTTACAATTAGATAACAGACTACCTGAAGAACTGATAAAAGGAAAGATTTATAAGATTCCTGCAATGGAATTTCATAGAGTAATAAAAGGTAAAGGGAATCTAAAAATTAAGATTTGGGAAAACAAATGACACACTATAGAAAAACAATGAAGCAAATTCTTGAAGAAGTAGATGCAAAAGTAGCACAGCAAGCAGAAGAACTAGCAGAAAAATTGCTTGAACTTGATGAAAATGACAAAGCACTAAAGAACAAAGCAGAGAAATCTGGTATGCCACTTGGTGTATTGAAGAAAGTCTTCAAGCGAGGCGTTGCCGCATGGAAAGGTGGTCATAGACCAGGAACGAATCCACAGCAATGGGGTCTTGCAAGAGTGAATTCATTTGTAACTAAATCTTCAGGTACATGGGGTAAGGCAGATGCAGACCTTGCTAAACAAGTCCGAGGCGAAGAAGTCGAGCAAGACGAAGCAGTAAGTCCCGCACAACAAGCGGCAATCGCAATCTCTAAAAAAGAGCGTGGCGAAAAACCTAAAAAAGGAAAAGAATAATGAGTAACGCAAGATTAGTTTTCGGTCCAAATCCATTCGATTTGACTGAAAGAGATAGACCAGAAATAGAAGAAAAAGACCAGAGTGCTTATCAGAAGTTCTTTGCTAAAGAGTTAGCAAAACGTAAGGTGAAGTCGCCTTCAGAACTATCTGATGCAGACAAGAAAGCATTCTTTGATTACATCGATAAGAACTGGAAAGGTGACAACGAATCCGACTAATGGATTCGTCTATCACAGGACAGTTTAATGGCAAAGCAATTTACGAGGGATGATGTCCCTAAGGTAGAAGATTTGTGGTTTAACTTTATTAAGAAAGTTCGTGACTTAGGTCTTGACTTTTGTGATAAATCTGTTATACTAGAGTTGAAGTTGAAAGAGACACCTGACCATGAGATAACAAATCGCATGGAGTTGAAGTTCGACAATAACAACAGAGAGACTACGATGAAAGTCACGCATAATATTAAAGATAAACCTAAAGAAGAAGATGAGTAGATGACATTAACACTAAAACAGTTCGAAGCAAAAGGTCAATCTAAGATTTACTTAGACATGGATGGTGTACTCTGCAACTTTATTAAAGGAGTTGCTGATACTACTGGTGAAGATTTTACATCACCTGACTTAAATCAGAAGATGAAAGGTCAAATCAAATCTAAGATTGAAGAAAAAGGGGACTTCTGGCACAATCTAGAATGGCAACCTGGCGGGCAACAGTTGTACAGATATGTAAAATCAAGTTCACCTTACATTCTATCAGCATATGCAAAGTGGGATAAGAATTGTAAAGACGGAAAAATGTCTTGGATTAAAAGACATCTTATGATGCCGAAACAAAGAATTAATCTTGTAAAAAGAGAAGATAAGAAATTATATGCAGTCCAAGATGGAGTGCCTAACATATTGATTGATGATTACATCAAAAACATTAGAGAATGGGAACAAGCAGGCGGTATTGGAATTCACCATACTGACGTTAAAAGAACTATAAATACTATAAAGAAACACGGTTTCTAATTAACAAATAGGAGAAAACACATGTCTTCATGGGGCGCAAACGACAGTGCAGAACAAAAACCTAAGTGGTTGTCTGCAACTGAACAAGCAAAAGTATACGCCACACCAAAAGGTTGGGTATACAAGGATTCAGGAACAGGACTTGAAGAAGTTCTTGTTGCTATTGGTAGTCTGTCAGGTAAACTGAATAAAGCAGACGTTACCAGCGTGGCATTCACCACAACTAGTCTTGCCGCAGGGTCAAGAACAATCACATGTACTGTAACATTCAACGAAAAAGTTGTTGTAACTGGTACACCTCAGTTGGTAGTCGATAACGGCAACCAGTCAACTGATGGTAACGGTGATTACACACTTGATTACTCAGCAGGTACTGGAACACAAACATTAACATTTACTAAAGCATCACAGACAGTATCAGCAACAGACGTATTGTCAATCGGTGGTGCATCACCATCTGCCGCGGCAGTAACACTTAACGGTGGTACTATCTTAGACGATGCTGATGACACTGTTGGTTCAATCGCTGGTGGTACAATTACTACTGGTGCAACTGCACTACCAACTGCCGCAATCGATAATACTGGTGTGACAAGCATCACTGCCGCAACTATCGGTGCTGTGACTGCAAAAGTACACTCTGCAACAGTTGCCGCTGGTGGATCAAACTACTCAGTAGGTAACGAAATCACTATTGCAAACGGTTTCGGCACAGGTACTAACGCAGTACTTACTGTCGCAACAGTCAACAGTGGTGCAGTATTAACTGCAACAGTTAAACCTGCGGCACCTGGAGCATACACTGCAATCGCAAGTGGCGTAACAGGTATCGGTCAGCAATCAGTATCCGCTGGTTCTGGTTCTGGTGCAACATTTAACTTGACACTTGGTGTCGCGTCTGTTGCAGTATCAGGAGCAGGTGCTGGATACAGTGCCGCACCGACAATCACATTTGGTGGTACAGGACTTGACCAAGCAAATGGTGTTGTCACTATGGTAGGTAATGCTGTAACACTCGCAACAACTCCTGCAACTCAGAAACAAGTTACAGTAGTAGCATAATAACATGGGGTGTCATTAAGTCGGCGCCCCCCTAGAAAAGTCTATGTCTTGTAATAAAGCATAGAGTGAATATAACTGCAAAATAGGAGACTAACATGGCAGACCAAAAAATAAGTGAACTAACCGCCGCTTCCACTGGTGCGAGTGCAGACTTACTGCATATCGTCCAGGGTGGCGCAAACAAAAAACTGACAGTACAAAATCTGTTAGAGAACGTAGCAGGAAACGTCAAGATTGACGGATTTCTAGCATTTGACGGAAGTGCAGAAGCAACTACCGCCGCTGGTTCGACAGTAGCAATTGGTGTTACTGCACCTTTGACTAACATCACATCAACTGGAGCAACAATCGGTAGTAACTCACTGACACTTGCGAATGGTGTACAAGGTCAAATCAAAATCATCACATTGATTGTTGATGGTGGTAACGTAGATGTAACACCAGCAAACTTCCTTAATGGTACAAAGTGGACTATGGAAGATGCTGGCGATAGCATGACTGTGATTTTCAATGGTGCAAATTGGCAAGTTCTTGCAAATAACGGTTGTACAGTAGCATAATAGGAGAGTGTAATGAAATCATTTAAGACACATCTCACCGAAAGTAAACTTGTATCTGTGCTTGAGATGAATGACGAACAATTCGATGCTTTAATCGATGGTTTGTCAGAAGCAGAACTCACCGAACTAGAAGAAGGTATTCTAGGTGCAATCGGTAAGGGTGTAAAAGCAGTAGCAAAAGGTGCAGTAGCAGGCGTAAAGAAAGTTGCGAATAGAGTATCAACTTCTGGACGTGCAGATGCCGCACAAGCAAAACTCGCTAAAATTCAAAAGAAAAAAGCAGACCAATCAAGACTTGCGAAAGCAAAAGCAGATATCGCTAAAGCGAAAGCACCACCGAAACCTGCCGCGCCTGCTAAACCAAAACAACCTGTCGCCGCTTCATATGGCGAGAGTGTATCTATTGAAGATACTGTTAAAGCAATTATGGAAGATGGTTACTCACAAGTCGTAACTGGTGATGGTAGCGATTTAGCACATAATGATATCAAAAATCCTGACGTACTAGAGCAACTTAATGCTCATATAGGCATGATTGGTAAGAGAGAGTATATTAACCCTAAAGGTGCAATCTTGCAACTTCAAGGTAAACTCGCAACAATCGGATTGACTTTTGATGTTCCTGCTTTACCAGAACAAAAAGGTACTGTAACTGCCGCTCTAACACAGTTCGGTGGAATTACAGGAAAAAGTGTTACTACACCTATTGATGAACTTGATAATGATAATCCTGCAGAGGGTTTGAACATTCAGTTTGAGTACGAAAAATATCCGACTGGTTGTACAAAAGTGTACGCTAAAATCGTATAATTTTTCTTATATAAATTATTATATGATGAACGGTGAATTGACAAGTAAAAACTTCATGGTCTATGCAATGAAAGCATATGAGAATCCTCATTGCATGGACCTAGAAGAGTTTCAAGAAGACTTGAAACGCATAAAATATATTAAGCGACTATTCAAGAAATATCTTGAGACTGGTCATTTAAGAACGAGACTTATCATAAATCATATGGTAGTCTTATATAATGTGTTCGGACCAGAAGCAACAAAGACTATGTTGTTCTTTAAGGTAGAGACTGAAATGTTGCCTTGCTTAAAAACATTTCTTGTGTTCTTGAACTATATGCCAGATGATGAACAGACTGATATTACAATGGATCAAAGCATAGTTAAGGAATTAAGAGAGATATGAGCAGATTAGTAGACAACCTAATTACCCTAAGAATGTTGAGACTGTTTACAGTCAAGTACGAAGAAACTGATGCGTACAAACTAGGTATCATCAATGATAAGGGTGAACAACTCATAAAGATGCGTAACTTTGTTCGAAGAGAACAATCAGATGCATATACACTTCTACACAGATTAGTTTTTAGATTACGCGGACTGATAGAAAAGATTCCGTTCGTTAAGTCGCGACTTGCAAACTATGCCGCGGCACTAATTCTTATTCGTGAGAAGATTGTTAAAGAAGAAGAATTCTTTGAGACTGATGACGTATTGCTAGAAAAACTAGACCACGCAGAACATCGACCTGGATTCTATCTAGCAGAACAAGAAATTCGCAAGCATTGGGAAGATGCCGCCGCGAATGCAACGGGCAGTGCAGTTGCAGGAACAGGCGAAGATAGTGACACAGTTGTAGTAAAGAAAAAGAAAAGAAAGACTGCAGTATTTAGAGTTACACCTGAAGTGTTTAAGCGTTTCTCAAAAGGTAAGAAAAAGTTTGAGAGATGGTCAAAATATCTCAATACAGAAGATGATGCAGAAGCAAGTATTTACAGTTTTGCAAGAAAGAATCCAGATGGTATGATTATCTTGCAGTGTGATGAAACAGGCGCACAAAAAGGCATTCGTTATAACCCCAATGGTGGTGGTGCATGGCGTAAGATACAAAGAAAAGGCAAGACGAAATCACTTAGAGAATATTTAGATGTTTAGTTCAATTAGAATAGTAATGTTAGTTATGGTCCTCGCCGTTGCTGGTGGAGGACTTTATTACGTTAAGAAACTACAGTTTGAAAATGAGTTACTTAAAGTCAATCAAGTGAAACTTGAAGAAAGTATCACAGAACAAAAAGAAGTAATTACAATGCAGAAGGAATCTTATGAGAAGATTATGGTTGCAAATAATGAATTGTCAGGTAAAGTAAAAGAGTTGAATGGTGCAAAGAAAGAGTTGCAGAGAAAACTTGCTGACCACGATATTAACTATCTTGCAGTACAGAAACCAGGACTTATAGAGAGAATTGTTAATAAAGGAACAAAGGACGTATTAAATGATATTGAAAATATTACTGCTGAGTAGTGTAGTCTTACTAACAGGTTGTGCTGGTATCTTTGGTCCGTCTGTCAAACAGATTGAGACAGTCAAGGTAGAAGTAGGCAAACCTGCGTTGAACTTACCTAATCCTGAACCTTTGAAGTTGAGAGAAACTAAATGGGTTGTTGTGACAAAAGAGAACGCAGATAAAATCTTTGAAGAATTAGAAGCAAAAGGACAACCAGTAGCACTATTCGCTCTGACTGCAGACGGGTATGAAGCACTAAGCATAAATATTGCTGATATAAAAACATTCATCGGTACACAAAAAGAAATAATAATACAGTACCGAGATTATTACGAGGGAGAAGAAGATGACGAAAAGCAAAAGTAAATGGAATGGACTTCTAGTAGGAGCATTCAAAAGACCGAAGAAATGGAGATTAGAAAAACCACTATCATACAGTTCTTCATTGAATAATGAACAAATTGATTTGCTGTCATCTTGCGGTGTAGATTTGAATATTAATTCAACCGGTAAGATTACTGTACCTCTCGGTTATGTTACTGACATGGCATCAGTGCCAAGAGCATGTTGGGCGTTTATCGCACCATTCGATGTAGCAAGACCTGCAGTAGTGCATGACATTCTATATGAACGCATTAATGCAGTTCGCTTTCATGTAACAAACAAACAATTCAAAGTATTAAGAAAACTTGCAGACGATGTATTCTTAGAAGCAATGGACGCAACAGACCCTAAAGTTGCAAGTTGGAAGAAGTATTCTGCATACTATGCAGTTCGCATGTTTGGTTGGATGGCAATCAAATCATCTGCTCCTAGAACATGGGAGTAAACGGATTGCCTGGACTATCAGAACTATTTGGTGACACTCTCTGGATATATACTAGCATCATTGGCGCACTATTCGGTGCCGCCTTTCTTGCTTGGTTCAGAGATACCAATATGGGGTTGTGGGCATACGCACATTTTGATAGATTTTTAGACTATCTCGTTAATCGTTGGGGTTGGACTTGGTTACAAGAACCTGACAACATCTGGAGAAAAAGATATCCTCGCATAACAAAAAAGATTGACGAACTAGAGAGAAGAATAAAAGAGTTAGAAAAATGAGTGACGATTTTAGAACAGAAATTGCATTAGTGAAGAAAGATATCAGTCAACTGAATAAAGTGATTGATAAACTAGACACTGCTATCGAAAAGATATCTGAAGTAGCAACTTCACTGAATAGAATGATTGCTGTTCAAGAAACGAGAGTTGATACTCAAGAGAGAACATTAGACCAGAATGTTGAGATTATACATGAACGCATAACTCAGCATAGAGAAGAGGTACAGTTGGAAATAGATAAGTCACACAACAAAATCATGGCAGAACTCAAGCAAATTGCTGAACAACAGCAAATGCATCACAGCGAAATGAACAAGCGATTGAACAAGTTAGAGCAATGGCGCTGGACGATTGTTGGTGGCGCGGTAGTAATAGGGTTTCTATTCTCAAAATTGCCGTGGAAAGAGATGATTTAACTTGACAAACTAACCTTTTTAGTGTATATTATGTATTATGTTGATGACAGATTTAGATTATATTCATTCGTGTTCGCACAAACTACGCAACTTTAAGAAGAAAAAAGATTATCTTTATAACTTCAGTTGTCCTGTGTGTGGCGATTCCCAAAAGAAAAAGACCAAAGCAAGAGGGTACTTGTATCGTGTAAAAGACATGATGCTGTATCGCTGTCATAACTGTGGTCTATCTACTACATTCGGTAAATTACTAGAACGTGTCGATGCTGACTTGTACAAACGCTATGTACTCGCAAGATATAGTAACGGAGAAAGCAAGCACACAATACATGATGACATAGAGTATAAACAAGTCGTAATTAAAGAGACAACCCTCCTAGACACCGTTAAAACCGTCTCTGGACTATCTTCAGAGCATCCTGTGCGTAAGTATATGCAGATGCGAAAGATACCTGAAGAGCGATGGGATGAAGTTAGACTAGTCAATAAGTTCTATACGTTTTGTAATCGTGTAATACCCAATAAGTTTCCTGTAATCGGTGAAGACCACCCTAGACTTATCATACCTTTCCATGACAAGACAGGTAAACTGATTGGGTTTCAAGGTCGTGCATTTGGTAAAGAGAAACCTAAGTATCTTACTATCATGCTTGATGACAATGCACCTAAACTATATGGTCTAGATAAAGTGAATTTTTCCGAAAAAGTTTACGTTTTAGAGGGTCCAATCGATTCCATGTTTATAGATAATAGTATTGCTATGGCAGGCGCAGACGCAAGCAAGTTACCAGACAATGGTAACTATACATTTGTCTATGATAACGAACCGCGTAATCCAGAGATTGTGCGTAGAATGCAGAAGCATATCGATAATGGTGATGTTATTTGTATATGGCCCGATACTGTCGGCGAAAAAGATATTAACGATATGATTATCGCTGGAAAAAGCAAGTCAGAGATAATTGAGATTATAAGTAAGAACACACATAGAAATCTAAGTGCAAAGATGAGGTTTACAGAATGGAAGAAATGCGAATAGATGTAATTGATAACTTCATTGATCCACGAGATTTACGCGATATGTGTAAATACTCACGCAACGAATTGTCATGGAATATTGAAGAATACGATATCTATGAAGAACAAAAATATCTAAGTGGTATGTCTGCAGACTTGGATGCTCATATGCGTGAAAAACTTGATAATAAAATATTAACGCAGGCAAAAGAAATTTTAACTGTTGACTTATCTATAAAAAGATGTTATATTAATGCTTGGAAATCAAATGAAAATTCTTTTCCGCACTACGATGCGTGTCATACGACTTGTTTGATTTACATGAATATAGACTATGATGTAAGATATGGTGGCGAGACTTTGTTTTATGATGACAATAAAGATGCTGTCTATGCAGTTTCACCGCAAGCAGGTAGGGCAGTATTTTTTGATGGTATGATAATACACAGAGCAACGAGTTTTAATAATTTATATAAAGGTTATAGACACACTATTGCTTACAAATTAATTGAAGATGGAGTAAAATATGCATAAGAGTATCAGGCGAATGTTAGAAACGCCTTTATCGTTGTTGACAAACGAAGAAGAATGTACAATGTTGTCATTCGATAACGGTGTTACACAGCAAGAAGTAGAAGAACTAGTATGGGAAGAAGAAAACATTAATGAACTGGCAGAAGAATGCAAGATTAGATTAATCAGTCACTTTGCACAGTATAGAAAGTTCTTTAATTCAAAACCACAATCAGTTGAGCATGTATTATACAAATACGATGAGCAACCTCAACCTATTAGAGGTGTGGAAAAGATTATAGGAGAAAGTATTACTGTGATAGTCTGTTTCGCAAAATATTGGTCAAAGCATTGGGGCGGTGATGTAGTGGGTTATGAACGAAGTGAACCAGTAGAAGTAGTAGCAAGTTATCCAGGTAGAATTATTGTTTCTGAAGGTGAGAATTGGATAAAAGTAGGTCAACCTACAGTCGAAGCAAAAACAGAACTTCATTACTTACAATTTAAGTTATCAATATAGGAGAGAGCATGACGCAAGAAGATATTAATGTCGTTAAATCTGATGGTAGAAAAACATCATTAGACATTAGAAAAATTCAGAAGATTACACAAGAAGCGTGTGAAGGTCTTCATGGTGTATCAGCATCACAAGTTGAAATGAATTCAGGTATTCAGTTCTATGACGGAATCGAAACATCTGATATTCAGAAAATTCTTGTGCGGTCTGCATCAGATTTGATTTCATTAGAAGCACCCAACTATGAATATGTTGCGGCGCGTCTATTGTTATACGGACTACGAAAGAATGTCTTCCATGAGTTTCATTATCCTGTATTGTTAGACCATGTAAAGCATAACATCGACCGCGGTGTCTATGATAAAGAATTACTAACATACTATACTGAAGAAGAGTGGGCGTCACTTGATAAGATGATTGTTCATAAACGTGATTTAGACTTCACTTATGCAGGTTTACAACAAGTCGTTGATAAGTATCTAGTACAAGACAGAAGCAATGGTAATATATTTGAGACACCTCAGTTCATGTACATTCTTATTGCCGCTACTTTATTTGCTCAGTATCCTAAAGAGACTAGACTGCAATATGTAAAGAGGTACTACAATGCAATATCAACATTCAAGATTAACATTCCAACTCCAGTCATGTCTGGTATTAGGACTCCGATACGTCAGTTTGCTAGTTGCGTCCTTGTTGATGTTGATGATACTCTTAATTCTATCTTTAACTCTGATAGTGCTATCGGATATTATGTTTCTCAACGAGCAGGTATTGGCATCAATGCAGGTCGTATTAGAGGAATCAATTCTAAGATTAGAGATGGAGAAGTTCAGCATACTGGTGTTATTCCATTCTTAAAGAAGTTTGAAGCAACAGTGCGTTGTTGTACACAGAATGGTGTGCGTGGTGGTTCTGCTACTACACATTTTCCTATCTGGCACAAAGAGATTGAAGATATTCTTGTACTAAAAAACAACAAAGGTTCTGAAGATAATCGTGTGCGTAAACTCGACTACTCTATTCAGTTGTCAAAATTATTCTATGAAAGATTTCTAAAGAACGAAGATGTTACTCTATTCTCGCCTCACGATGTACCTGGTCTATATGAAGCATTCGGTACAGAAGAGTTTGATGAGTTATATGAGAAGTATGAGAGAGCATATAGTGTACCTAAGAAGACTATTCCTGCTAGAGACTTAATGATTAGTATGTTAAAAGAACGTGCAGAAACAGGTCGTATATACCTTATGAACATCGACCATTGCAATACTCATTCTAGTTTCAAAGACAGAGTGTATATGTCAAACTTATGTCAAGAGATTACTCTACCAACTAAACCTATTCAACATATTGATGATGACCAAGGTGAGATTGCGTTGTGTATTCTATCTGCAATTAATATTGGTCAATTACGCACCGTTGATGATTTAGAAGATTTGTGTGATTTAGCAGTTCGCTCACTGGATGAAATTATCGACTATCAGAAGTATCCTGTGGTCGCCGCTGAGATATCGACAAGAGCAAGACGTAGTTTAGGTGTTGGATATATAGGTCTAGCACACTATCTAGCAAGACAAAAAGTTAAGTATGATGACCCTAAAGCATGGGAACTTGTAGATGAGTTATCTGAGAGTTTTCAGTACTTCTTGTTGAAAGCATCTAATCAACTTGCACAAGAAAAAGGTAAATGTGAATACTACGACAAGACTAAGTACGCAGATGATATTC